GGGTTCGAGTCCCCGACCGCGCGCAAAAGCAAAAACGAATACACCATGTATCAGTACATCAACGGGAACCTGGCCATAAGCGTGAACGACTGGATGGAGGCGGGACTGACCTACAAGCAGTTCAACCACGACAGCCACGACGGTCTGCTGGAGATTGCCCGCAGGGGCATCAACGGAAACACGCTTATCTGGGTGAGCAGCATAAAACGACCTGACAGGATGAGAGCCATTGAAGCGGCACTGGGGAAGGCGCACGTGGAGCAGTCGGACATCTACGAGGTGACGGTGAACACGGAGGCGCGGGCCTACTACAGCCAATACGCGAAGCCGGACGGGACACGGCTTGACAACGAGACCGTGGAACGCCTGACGATGAAGGCGAGCCTCTTTGACGCGATGCGCCGGGGCATGGAACGCCAGCAGGCGGCCAAGGCAAGGGCGGGAAAGAAACTGAACAAGGGCGAATGGCTGAAGGACATGCTGGCCTGGCAGACACGCCAGTGCCTGAACACGGACGGCGCGGCCTACGGAGTGCGTCCCTACACCAACACCCGCAGCCTTGAAAGGGCGTTTAAGGCGTATTTAAGCAACGGCTTCGACTCGTTGCTGAGCGGCAACCTGGGCGGCGACAACGCCCGTAAGGTGAGCCGCAAGGTGGAGAACCTGATACTGGCCCTTTGGCGCACGAACGACAAGCCCTTTGTCGCCCGTGTGCATGAACTATACAACGAATTTATCAGCGGGACGCGGGAACTGTTTGACACCGAGACCGGCGAAGCCTACGACCCGAAGGAAACGGACGCGGAGGGCAAGCCCATCTTCATGGAGTTGAGCCAAGCCACCATCTGGAACTACCTGAAGGACGTGGTGAACACGACGGCGGTGTATGCCGACCGCAACGGCCACTTCGACTACCAGAACGCGCTGCGCCCGAAGCACCACCGCAAGGTGGGCCAATACTCGCTCTCGAAGATCTCGATGGACGACGTAGCCCTGAGCCGCAAGGCGAAGGTGGCCGGGAAGGACGTGTGGGTTTACAAGTATATCGCCGTGGATGTGGTGAGCGGCTACTATTTCCGCCCGGCCTACATCATAGGCAAGCCGACGGAGCGGACGGTTTACGAGAGCATGAGGAACGTGTTCTGCGAACTGTGGAGCCTTGGGCTGCCGATGCCCGCCGAACTGGAGGTGGAGAAACACCTGATGAAGGACATCCCATGGCTGAAGGATGCCTTCAGCTTCGTGAGGTTCTGCGAAAGCCCGACGGAGAAACGCGCCGAGCACAACATCCGCTCGCTGAAGTGGGGCACGGCAAAGGACATGGGCCACACCCGTGGCCGCTGGTACGCCAAGCATGAAGCCTATCGCGCCGTGCGCAACAAGGTGGAGGGCGACTACGTGGAACCGGCCTACGACCCGATGCAGATCATAGCCGACGACCTTGCCGACATCGAGCGGCACAACAACGAACTGCACCCGCGCCAGAAGACCTATCCGGGCATGACCCGCAGGGACGTGCTGATGAAGCAGGTGAACCCCGACCTGAAGCCGATGGACATGGCCTATCTGATGCAGTGGATTGGCAACATGACCGAGACGAGCATCCGCAACAACGACTGGGTGCAGGTGGACAATGCGGGCTTCGAGCTGAAGGACTTCGGGAGCCTGAACCGCCTGAAGCCGAACAACTACCGGGTGACGGCCTACTGGCTGCCGGGAGCGGACGAGCGGGTTGAGACGGTCTATCTGTATCAGGACGGCGTGTATATCGGCGAGGCCGAGAACCGCGAGAAATGGGCCTACAACGAGTGCGAGGCCGAGCGGACGGATGCCGACAACGCCGCCATGCTGCACCAGCAGAAGCGCGTGGCCAAGTTCGACAAGTGGGTGAAGGAACGCCGCGCCGAACTGCCCAAGGTGGGACATCAGAATGCGGAATTAGGAATGCAGAATGCAGAATTGGAGCCGGTGATCGTGCCGGAAGTGAACGAGCAGCCGCAGGGCTACGAGGAGGACGAATGGAACGCCGAGGACTACGCGGCCTTGGCGATAAGCAGACTATAAACCAACTAAAACAATACACCAATGATGAATCAAGAAATGAAAAAGAAGGTGCTGGCGGCCTTGGCCGAGGCACGACAGAACTTCGCGGGAAGCGACGCGAAGTTTGCAGTGAGTTTGGGAATCAACTCGGCACAGTACAGCCGTATAAAGAACGGCGAGACGGAGCGCGTATTGAGCGACCAGAACTGGATCAGCCTGGCCCGTCACCTGGGCGTGAACCTGACCAACGCCCCGGAATGGAAAACGGCGGCCACGCCGGTGTTCCAGTTCATCACGGCACAACTGGACATGTGCCAAAGCGCATCGATGAGCGCGATGCTGTGCGACCTGAGCGACATCGGTAAGACCTACACGGCGCAGCACTATGCCAAGACGCACAAGAACGCGGTCTATATCGACTGCTCGCAGGTGAAGAGCAAAACGAGACTTGTCAGAACGATAGCCAAATCATTCGGGGTGGGCAGCACGGGACGCTTGACCGATGTCTATGAGGATTTGGTGTATTACCTCAAGACGCTGCCCAACCCCTTGATTATACTCGACGAGGCTGGCGACCTTAACTATGAGGCATTCCTTGAAATCAAGGCCCTTTGGAACGCCACGGACGGCATGTGCGGCTGGTACATGATGGGAGCGGACGGCCTGAAGGCAAAGGTGCAGCGGGCCATCGACAACCGCAAGGTGGGCTATACGGAACTGTTCAGCCGCTTCGGGAAACGCTACCTGACTGTTGTCCCGATGGAGGCCGAGGAGCGGACAAAGATGACGCAGGCCACGGCCATGATGATCATCAAGGCCAACTGCAAGGAAGGCACCGACGCGGGCGCGATACTGCGCCGCACGATGGGCGACGACGGTATGCCGAGCCTGCGCCGCATACACAAGGAACTGATGAAAGAGGCATGACCATGAAAAGGGCGTACAGCGTGAGCAACATATTGACGGCAAAGTTCAAGACACTGCCCTTCACGGGGCAGTGGCACGATGCCGTGGGCGACCCGGAACTGACGGGAACGTGGGTTATCTACGGCCCGCCCAAGCACGGAAAGACCTCGTTTGCCATGATGCTGGCCAAATACCTGACGGAGTTCCGCCGCGTGGCCTACGACAGCGTGGAGGAAGGCAAAAGCCGGACGATACAGCTTGCGCTGGAGCGGACGGGGATGATGGACTGCGGCGGGAAGTTCGTGCTGCTTGACAAGGAGAGCGTGGACGACCTGAAGGAACGCCTCGACAAGCACAAAAGCCCCGATGTGGTGGTGATTGACTCGGTGCAGTTCATGGAGATGAAGTTCACGGAGTACAAGGAACTGAAAAGCCGCTACCCGCACAAGTTGTTTGTGTATGTGAGCCATGTGCAGGGCAACCTGCCGGAAGGCCATGTGGCGCGGCGCATCTGGAGAGACGCAAACGTGGCGTGGCGCGTGGAGGGCTTCAGGGCCTTCCCCGTGAGCCGCTACGGAGGCGGACAGCATATCGACATCGACACGACAAAGGCAACAGAATATCACGGAATAGGACTATAAAAAATGCTGAATTATGAATGCGGAATGCAGAATTAAGGACAGGAAAAAACAATTGATACGGGACTTGCACGTGCAGGTGAGGCGGTTGGGCATCACGGAGGTGGGCTACGAGGGCATCCTTGCGGGCTACGGTGTGGACAGCAGTACGGAACTGGACGAAGCCGCACTGACGGAGATATGCGACCGGCTCCACGAGGAAGCAAAGGCGCGAGGAATGGAACCTGAGGCCAAAAACAGCCCCACAGAGGCAGAGAAGGAACGCAAGCGGCTAAAGGTATCAATCGGGAAACTGCTGGCCGCACAAGGCAAAATAAAGGCCGACGGCTGGGGTGTGGCGGAGTGGAACCTGATAGCGGGAACGGCCTGCCGTGCAGCCAAGGTGAGCCGGATGGACGACATACCTGCCAGCAAATGCCGTGGGCTGATTTACGAGTTCAACAAGCAGCGGGAAGGGATTGAAAGAGCAAAGGAATATACCGTCAATAATCAATAATTAACCAACAATTAAACATCAATTAAAATGAGTTACTTCATCGAAAAACCAAACACATGGAGAGCGGCCAACCGCAAGTGCGCCGAAATCCAAAAGTACGTCTGCAAGCTCAAAAACTGCCTCATCGAAGACGATCTTTCACGCGATGCGTTGGTTGAGTGGATTCGTAACATGGTGGAAGAATTGAACATGACCTATCCACGCACAAAAAGGCTGTCTGTTACTTTTTCAAACGGCGATTTTGTCAGTTGTCAGCCAGCAGAACCAAACATTGCAGATGAATATGTTTTCACTTTTCGCATCCATCCTGTTGAGAGAATATACAGCGTTGCGAAGAAAGCCGCTGTCTTGAAGGAAGGAGGCCAGCAATGAAACAGAAAGTATATGTCGCCAGCAGCTGGCGCAATGAGCACCAAGAATCGCTTGTGGAAAAACTGCGATTGATGGGCTATGAAGTCTATGACTTTAAGCACCCAAACAACGGAGAAGGCTTCCAATGGAGCTGGATTGACGAGAACTGGCAAGGGTGGAGCATGAGAGAGTATAGGGAAGCTTTGAATAGCGGCTATGCACGATGCGGATTCAACCGGGATTTTGATGCGATGAAAGCCGCCGACATCTGCGTCCTTTGCTTGCCATGTGGCAGAAGTGCACACCTTGAGGCCGGATGGATGAAGGGTGCCGGAAAGAAGGTGATTGCCTTTATTCCTCCAGGCCATAAAATTGAACCCGAACTGATGTATGGTATGCTGGATGGGGTCGCGCTTTGCATTCAAGACCTTGTAAACTTACTGAAAGGAGGCCAGCAATGAAAACACCAGGACACACAATCAAGTGCTGCATCTGCGGTGAAGTGAAAGAGGAATGGGGCAACAATGCCAGACCAGTGGCAAAGGGCGTGTGCTGCGACACCTGCAACTGCGAAAAAGTCATACCGGCACGGCTCAAGATGGCCTTCTCTACTCCAAAAACCAACTGACCTATGGACGGAACGCTATTCAACATAGAAGACTACACCGACGAGCGGGTGCGGAGCATCATGCAGGGGAAAACATGCAGAACCTGCGACAACCGTGTGCGGCACTACTACAACAAAAGCACCTACTACTGCAAAGCTCATGAAAGCGGCCGCACCACAAACGGCCTCCTGAAGGTAAAAGCCAACCAACCGGCTTGCATACGATACACCAATCAAGACAACCAATAACAATCACTTAAACATCAATAAAAATGGACAACGAGAAAAAGACAGTAGAAATGACGGCGGCGGAGGCTGAGCAATTTGCCGCGTTCAAGGAAGCCCAGGCCAAGAAAGAGGCCGAGGCAAAGAAGAAAGCCGACCGCGAGGCCTACGCCAAGCTGGTGGATGAGACCATAGCCTCGTCCATGCCGCAACTGCGTGACATCAGCCAAGCCATCACCGAAAGGAAGCAGCTTGTGATGAGCAGCTTCAAATCGGCATTGGAACTGAAGGCCGAGATTTTCGGAGTAAGGGACAACCAACACAGCCACACCTTCACCAACAGCGAAGGCACGGCCAGAATCACCCTCGGCCAGTACCAGCTGGACAATTACAAGGACACGGTGAACGAGGGCATCGCCATCGTGAAGGAGTACCTGGGCAGCCTGGCCAAAGACGATGACAGTGCCGCCCTGGTGCAGGCCGTGTTGCGCCTGATGAGCCGCGACCAGGCGGGCAACCTGAAGGCAAGCCGTGTGCTCCAACTGCGCAAGATGGCCCAGGACAGCGGAAACGAGCGGTTCCAAGAGGGCGTGCGCATCATCGAGGAGAGCTACGCACCCACCGAGAGCAAGCAGTTCATCCGCGCCGATGTGAAGGATGAGAACGGAAAATGGATACCTGTCCCGCTTGGGATGACGGAATGCTAAGGAGGTCTCAGTATGGCAAAAACGAAACTGAACCACGAAATCTGGGCGAAATGCCCGGTTTGCGGTGAAGAGTTCGACCGGCGCAAATGGGGCGACACCTGCCCCGTTTGCGCACGGGAGACCATAAAGCGAATCAGTAACGGAGTGATGAAAACGACAGAACCATGAACGAGACAATGGAAGGCATAATGGACACGGTTTCGCGGATGCGCAAAACCGACAAAATCAAACTGGTGAACCTTATCCTTGCAAGCATCAAAGATGCCAAGAACGAGGCAACGGGCGCACCGATGCCGGTGTATGAAGGCTTGACGGTGTTCGAAGAGGTGTACCGCGCAAAGAAGGGTGTGAGTTACGCTCCGAGCGGCAATTTCTCAACCGCCGACTTCAAGCACATGAAGGAGTTGCTGATTAAGATAAGCGACCGGCTTTCGGAAGGCGGCACGGTGCTGGTGACTGACGCGCTGCGCATCGGGAACCTGAAGATGTTCCTTGAGGCGGTGTGCAAGATGAAGAACCAGTGGTATTTCGAGAACCGCTTCATGCCCTATGGACTAAACCACGACTTTGAGAACATCTACACGAACCTCAAAAACAACAGTGACTATGCAAGACAACAAGCAGCTTACAACTACCTCTAAAGGTGGTGCCGCAGTAGCGGTTCGGGATTTCCTTACCAGTAGCCCCGTGGCCTTGCGTATGTTTGAGCGTATGCCCAACGAAATCCCAATAAAAGCCATTGAAGCGGTTCTGAAAAGTGACCAAGACATCAAGACATCGGCACAGTCAGTCCGTTCACTGGAGCCAAGTGTGACCCGGTTCGCAAGTGTCTATGGAGAGCGGGCACTTGCTGCCTTGGTATTGAGCCATCTTTCATTGGTGGAGGATATGGCCAATGTAGCCCGACCGATGAAACCAGAAGGGATGGCTATGCTGGCCAAAGAAGTGACAAAAATGCTGATGGAAGAGGATGTGGCGATCAATTTGGCCGACCTTCAAATTGTTGCCGACCGCCTGGTAAAAGGAGAGGCTGGGCAAATCTATGGCGGCCTCAACAGTCAGACCGTAATAAAAGCCTTCACCGACTATATCAGCGAAAAGGCAGGTGAAATCGTTGAATGGCGTATGGAAAAAGCCAAAGAGCATGGCTTCGGAGACTTTGGGACAACCCGCACCAGGGAAATGAGCAGGTTGAAAGATCAGCAAGCGATGAAGCTATATCTCGAAGGAACACTCAATAAGGATATCAAACAATAACCATCATGGAAAAAGTGAGACAATACGAATCAAACAAGATAGAAATCTGCCGCAACTGCGGCGGGAAGGGCATGGTGAAGCCTGAAAAGGGCTTTTTTGAGCGCATGTTGGATTGTCCGCACCGTATGGTTCCATGCCCCGTGTGCAACGGAAGCGGGCGCGTGGAGAAACACACGGCAATCACCGTTACAGTGCGTTCCTTTCAATAACAGGCGGCCATGAGCGGGAAGAAGCGTTATCGTTCGACGAAAAAGCGGATACGGGCAATCATCGCCATCGTGAACGAGGAATACCAGCCCGGCGACCAGAACCACTGCTACAAGGCGATCTGGCGGCGGCGCATCCTGCCCGAATTCGGCGTGTGCTACAACACCTTCCTCTCGTACCTGGGCGTTTCGCCTTCCGAACTGGAGGAGGAACAGACGGAAAAAGAAGACACGAACCAACTTTCACTATTCGACCTATGAGAAAATCAACCATCATCAAAGACCTTCAGGGGATGCTGTCAAATGCATTGCCCCAGGTGAAGTACATTGACAAGGATTGGGGCCAGCTTGATCTGGAGCAACCTCCAGTTGGCTGGCCCTGCATCCTGATCGACTTCGAGGAAGTCGATCCAAAACAACTGAAAGGAGGCAACGAAAAGGACACGGCCATCATCGTTCTGACCGTTGCCAACCGCCGCACCACTTCCAGCAGCGCACACGCTCCGAGGGACGCCAAGGAAGCGAGTTGCGCAACCATCGACTTGACGGACGATATTCATGACCTGGTTCAGGGTTATTCCGCCAGTGAGGAATACACCCCGTTGTCCGCCATCTCATTCTACAAGCAGAACAACCTACCGGGGGCGGAGTGCTATGCCATGCGCTATCGCACGACCTACAATGTCACCCCGACGCTGATGGCATTACCAGACGAAAACTAACACTTTAAACACAAGGACATGAGCAATTTACATGTAAAGGAAATCAACCAGAGCCTTGCCGGGGGATACACCTCGGAGGCTTTCCAGAAGGAAGGGAGGAACATGACCATCGTGGCCATGTTCTCCGGCATCCAAGGCGGCGAGACCGTCAAACTACAGCAGTCCGTTGAGGGCCGCGTTTTCCAGGACATCCCCAAGTCGGAGGTCACGCTTGAGGCCAACCAAGGCGAGCAGATGTGGAACGAAAGCATCCTGCCCGAGGGGATATTCGTGCGTATTGTGGTCAGCCAATCGGCTGGCGAACTGACAACCATTAAAACCCTATCGTGATGGCAAAAGCAGTTAATCTGAACGAAGGAAAGTCAGCCTACGAGATATGGCTTGACCAAGGCAACACCGGCAGCGAAGCCGATTTCCTTGCCTCTCTCCAAGGTAACAGCGGCTACCAAGGTGCAGCCGGGGAACTGGAGGTGAAGAACAACCTGACCGAAGGTGGTGCCACCGCTGCCCTGAGCGCGGAAATGGGTAAGGAACTGAACCAGAACAAGGCCGACAAAGACCTCGGGAACCTTTCGGCTGCTGGACAGGCCAAGTTTGACGCGAAGGCCGGAACGAGCGGCACCTATCCCGATTTCGTGGCCGGTGACATCGTGTCGCTGAACGACCGCGTGACAGTGGCCGAGAAGTTCTTGATAAGAACCACAGCCGGTGACGAGAGCATCGATTCGAGCCAGGAAGCCCTGCTGCTTGAACTGGTGGGCGGCTGTGGCGAGACGGAGGCGGATGCCTTCAAGATCAACTCTCTGCGATGGAACAAAGCCAACCAGCTTGATCCGTCGGCATGGGCAGCCGGTAAGACAAGCGGCTACATCACCGGGGCGGTGGAGGCCGGTGCCATTGCGTCGGGCAGCCACAAGCTGTGCATCATCCGCTGCCCGAAGTGCGAAGCCGGGGAATACGGCACCGCCGAAAAGAACAACGGCTACCTGCTTACGGACTCGGAAGGCAACAACCTGAAGGT